TCGAGATGCCGCGGGCCGCGAGGTCGGTCGTCTCCTCAATCGGCGAGATGCTGCCGAATGTGCCAATGCCGAGGTAGGGAACGCCGGCGTAAGTAAGCGTGCCGTAGCCGGTCCAGAGGCGCGTGTAAGCAGAAGGGAAACTAAGCGAGACCAAGATCACCGGCGCCAGCTGCACCGTCGTCACCTCAGTCACCATAGCAGCCGAGAGCGTCCGGCCTGCGGTTGTGATGCTCATTGCGCGACGTCCTCCGCGATCGAGAAGGTGATGCCGTAAATGCTCGCGAGCTCAATCGACCACTCGGTGCGCGACTCGGCCAAGCGGAAGACGCCCTTGGCGTTCGAGTAGGTGATCGCGGTGCCGCCGGCGTAGCTTGAGCGCAGCACCGGGAAGAGATCGACGCTGCTCGAGGAGTTGACCTGGACGACCTTGTAAAGCGAGGTCGAGATCTGGAGCCAGTCTCCGACTGCGAATGTTCCGGTTGCGCCCGAGATGCCGAGCGTCGAGGTGTTGGCGGTCGCGCTGCTGACGGTCAGCGTTCCGGTTACGTTGCCCCGCGCTGAGGTGTTGGCGTAGTCCTGGAAGTAGAACGTGCCGCGCTGCGCTGCTAGCAGGAAGCCGATCACCTCCTCGGCCGCGGCGCGCGTCATCGGCGGGCACTCGACCGAGCCCATCCACGCCTGCCCCGGCCAGTTGTATTGCTGCGTCTGGAACGTGAACGGCGAGACGTTGCGCGAGGTCGCGCTCATCCCCGACAGCGTCAGCTTCGAGATGCGGAACGGCGACGGCGGCGTGAGTGGGTAGGAGATTGCCATAGCTTAGGCGAACGCTGCGCGATAGGCGCCACCGCGGCGCACCATATCAGGGATCTCGGCCTTGAGGCGCTTCCGCTCGGTCTCAAGGATCGGAACCAGCTCGGCGCGAGTGACGCCGGCGGCGATGTGGTAATTGATCGTCACGCCAGTCGAGCCGCCTCCGTTGGAGCCAAGGCGATTGTTCGGCACGATGCTGCCGGACGAGGCCGGCATAAAGAGCTCCGGCCCCTTTTCGCCGACTAGGTAAGCCGTTCCTGCACCAACCGGACCGCCACCCGCGCGAGGACCGCCGAAAATATTCGCAAAGAATGACGAAGTTCCAATGGCTTTTGCTAGCGGCTCGGTGATCTGCTGCCGGAAGAGAAGGCTCAGGAGGTCGCGGGCGAGCGCCTTGATCGTGTCGCGCAGCTTCTCGCCAGACAGGATCGCGTTCTCAAAAGCGCCGGCGGTGATCTGGCCGGCTTCAAGCGCAACCTTGCCCTGCTCCTCAAGGAGCTTGTTTAGCTGCGCGGAGACCGTTGCTTGCTCCTTCAGCTTGGCGACGAGCTGCTCCTGCGTTTCGCCAACCGGACCACCAACGTCTTTGAAGGCGGAAAGCGCAATGTTAAGTTCCGAAACCTCGTACGTAAGCGTGCTGTATCGGTTCCGCAGGCCGTCCAGGAGCTCTGCCTGCGACAACCCGATCCGCTGGCCTTCCTGCAAGTTTTTATTCAGCTCGCGCTGGGCGTCGGCGATCTCCTTATCGAGCGAAAGGAATCCTCGCTGCGCCTCATTGATAAGCTGAATGGCCTCGGCCTGCTTTTGCAGCGCCTCAAGCGGCTTGTTGCCCATCATCTGCGCCGCCTCGTCCATCAGCGCAAGCGCCTGCTGACGGCGAAGGTCGAGCGCTTGGCCCTCGGTCAACGACAGCTGCTCGAATTGCAGCTGGAGTTTCCCGATTGCTTGAATCGTGGCCTCAATATCCTTCTTCGACTTCTCGAGCTTGAAGTCGCGAATCGTGTCCTCAACCGACTTGAGGTTTTGCGGCGCAAGCGCGGCGGCGATGCTCGTTCCGACCTTGCCTAGAGCAAGCGGGATCTTGGTCAGGAAGTTAAGCGCGCCCTCAACCGCACGCTCCATTCTTATGGCGCTCGCGATCTGATCGTCGCTGAAGCCCATATCCTCGCCGGAAGAAGCGACTTTATCCAGTCGCTGCTTCATCATATTCAGAGTGCCGAGAACGGCCTCGCCGCCGAAGGCGAGCTTCGTGATCTTCGCGATGCCCTTCGTCTGGTTCTCCAGCCGAGTCAGCGAATTTTGCACCGAGGCGAACGCAGCCCGCGTCGCGTCGACGGCCCTGAGCGTAAAGGTTGCGCTAGCCATTGCGGTGTTGGGTTCGCTGCTGGTGGTTTAGGTAGGCGATCCAGCCATTCATCTCGTGGGCTGGCATCTGGAGGACTTCGTGAGCGAACTTGCCGAGACGATCCGCGAGCGCATAGACGGCGAGGAGGTCGGCACCAGCCTCGCCGCCGGCTAGTTTTTTAGCTCTTCAGCCTTCGGCGCATCGTCGGCCAGGATAGCGTTCGCCACTCGCGCGAGGACGTTGGAGTCCGCGCGGTTGAGCAGCACCGCCTTGTCCTCGATGGTGAAGAGCTTTTTCCCGTCCTCGCTCGTCGCCTTCATCAGAAGGATGTCGACGAGGAGCTCCATATCACTCTCTCGGCTCTTTTTGTAAAGGCGCGCCTTTTCGGCCAGCGTGACGGGAGTGGCGTGGATCGTCAGCTTCCACTCGGGCACCTCAATCTTCTTGGTCCCGAGGGAAGCGAAGTGTTCGCGAACTAGGTCAATAGCGTCCATCCTTCACCTCAGACCGTCAAAGTGGACAGCGCGCCGTTGCCCTCGATGCTGATCGAGCCCTCGACCATTCCGTCGAAGGCGGCGCTAATGTCGAACTTCGTCACGATGCCGCTTCCGGTGTAGTAGGTGGAGGTCGACGCGATGCCCTCGGGATAGAGGTTCACGGTCACGGTGGAGCCGATGGTCAGCGCGATCTGGCCGGCATCGACTTCGTCCCAGTAGAGATCGCCGTTGACGCTCCAGGTCTTCAGCGTGGCCTTCCGCGTGCGGTAGGTGTCGCCGATGACCGAGTCCTCGACGACGTCGGAGGAGTGAGCCAAGGAGTAGTTGCGGAGCTCGCCGATGGTGGTCGACGAGATTTTGACGGTGCCTTCGCGGCCTAAGTGGTTCGCCATTTTAGTCGGTGGTTAAATAGATGCAGGAGAAGGTGTGACGAGCGACGCCCCAACGACGCTCTTCGTCAGGCTCGATCACATAATCGACGGACGTCAGAAGTAGGTCATCACAGACGCCGCCCAGGGTCACGTCAGCGAGCACCGCGGCCTCGACCGCAGCCGAGCCCGTATCGAATAGGTCGTCGATGATCGTCGTCGAGCCGGCCACCTCCGCGGTGAAATACTCAACCATCACTTGCAGCGTCCGGTACTGGGTCCGATTTGACGGCGCCAGCGTGCGGACCTCGACTTGCTCGTTGACCGCGTAAACCGCGGCAGACGGGAAGCTCGTCGAGACAAGCGTGTTGTTCCGGCCCTTGAGGAGATTAGCCGTGGGCACGACGCCAGCCTGCGTCAGCTTGAGCCCGATGGCATTGCGGATGTTGGTGCGGGTGCTCATCGTGGCATATTCTCCTGCACGACGCCAGCACCGCTGATGCGCGCGAATCCAAGGTTGACGGCGCGGTTGGCGAGGATGGCGTCGACTTTCTTCAAGGTGATCTTCGCGCGGAACTCCAGCGCATCATTTACGTAGCGATCAGGGTTTGGCACCTTGATGTTGGTCGCAGTGCCAGTCAGAAACGGTTTATCGCTGGTGAAATTGTGCGACTCGACGCCAGCCCGCGCCGCGTGACGACGCACCCAGGCTGGCACGCGCTGGCCGGTTGCCATAGCGGCCGCTGCAAATCCAGCCTTGGCCCAGCCAACCTTTGACTGGACGGAGTTGAGATAACGGTCGGCGGATGCATCGCTGATCCACATCTGACTTTGCACCTGCCAGCGGCCAATCGGATTCCGGTCAACGTAGCCGATCCGTCCGTAGCGGTCGCGATACTTCAAATGGAAGTTCCGCATCGTCTTAACCGATGCGTTCTGCTGCCAGTATTTCCAGTAGATGCGAATCGTCTTGGACGTCTCCCATCCCAGACGGACGTTGACGGTTTCAGTCCGCGCTCTCTTGGGCGGCGTAACCTGCGAACTTCCGATCCGCTGGAAGATGCCGAGCGTCGTAATCTGCTTTTTTATGGTCCGAGTCCTTCCGCCGAAGAGATCCGATTTAATTGCGTATTCGCCCTGCTCCTTTGCAGCCGTCGTCAGGCCGGATCTCACCGGCTTTTTGCTCTTCCGGTGCTCGTGTTGTCCGGTCGGCGGCAGAATCATCATTATCGACCGCGCCACGTTG